AGCGGGTTCTGCTCTCGCTGATTGCAAGGCGAATTATGAGTGGCTCGACTCATTTGAGAATGTGGTCATTTGCTTTGACTCTGACGAACAAGGTCGATCTGCTGCTGCTCAGGTGGCTGAGTTGTTTGGAACCAAAGCACGAGTATTTAAGCACAGTCAAGCCTTCAAAGATGCGTGTGACTATCTATCCACACAAGAAGGAAAACAATTCGTAGACCAGTGGTGGAAGTCTGAGCAGTACGTACCTGATGGGATCGTTCCAGGCTCTGGCCTGTGGGATCTAGTCAACCAGCCTATCGAGAAGGCAGAGGTAATGTATCCCTTCTCTGGCTTGAATGACCTGACCTATGGTATCCGAGCAGGTGAGTTGATCACTGTCACTGCAGGCTCAGGCTTGGGTAAGTCACAGTTCTTGCGAGAGATTGTGTACCATGTACTGAAGAACAGCAATGACAACATTGGACTGATGTTCCTTGAGGAGTCAGTTAAGAAGACAGCACGTAGCTTGATGGCACTATCAGCTAGCAAGCCACTGCACCTACCAGATGTGGAGGTATCAAGTGACGATCTTCGACTGGCCTTTGATGATACTCTTGGGACTGATAGGCTTTATCTGTTTGACCACTTTGGCAGCACTGGCGTTGATAATATTATCAGTCGGGTTCGGTTCATGGCTAAGGCGTTGTCTTGTAAGTACATCTTCTTGGATCACGTGTCGATTGTGGTGTCCAGTCAAGAGAATGGTGACGAGCGTAAGGCACTGGATGAGATCATGACCAAGCTTCGCATGATCGTGGCAGAGACTGGTGTCTGTCTGTTTGCTGTGTCTCACCTCAAGCGTCCTGATACCAAGGGTCACGAGGAAGGAGCAGCGACTAGCCTATCTCAGTTGCGTGGCTCAGGATCTATTGGTCAGTTGAGTGACATCGTGCTAGGACTGGAGCGTAATGGACAGGCAGAGGATCTACAGGACAGGCACACCACCAAGGTACGTGTATTGAAGAATAGATTCTCAGGCTTGACAGGACCAGCGTGTTCGTTGTATTATAGTAGGGACACTGGACGAATGACGGAACGATTTGATGACCCACTCTAGGACACTAGTACTTGACATTGAAACAAACCTTAAGCACGACACCATCTGGTGCTGCGTAACCAAAGACATAGGAACAGGTGACGTAAACGTATGGACGGAAGCAAGAAAGTTGATCGACTATCTAAAGCAGGACGATCAGTTCGTTGGACACAACATCATTGGATTCGATGCACCGATATTGAATCGGCTATGGAATACGAAGATTCGTTTGAACCAGATCAAAGATACGTTAGTGATGTCGAGGCTAGCAAACCCACAGATCGAAGGGGGACACAGTCTGGACGCTTGGGGAAAGAGGCTAGGCAAACACAAAGGGAACTTCACAGACTTCGACAGCGGCCTGTCACAGGAGATGATTGACTACTGTATTCAGGACGTACACGTAACCAACCAACTATACGAGCACCTAAACAATGAACTACTTAAAGGCTTTGATCCATACAGTATATCCTTGGAGCATAAGGTTGCAGCTATTGTATCTCGTCAAGAGCGTACAGGATTTACTCTCGACAGGACGAAGGCAGTATGTCTGGTCTCTTCTTGGAAGGAAAGACTTTCACAGATCGAGGAAGATTTACAAGTAGTCTTTCCTCCTATTGTGACAGAGCGTTACAGCGAGAAGACAGGCAAGCGTTTGAAGGATGATGTCGAGGTGTTCAACCCAGGCTCACGTCAGCAGATAGCTAAGAGACTGATCAGCCTGGGATGGAAACCAGAGAAGCACACAGACAAGGGACAGGTGATAGTAGATGAATCAGTCTTGGCAGGAGTTGATCTTCCAGAAGCTAAAGCTATTGCCGAGTACCTGCTCATTCAGAAACGGGTGGCTCAGGTTGAGTCGTGGCTTGAAGCTGTACATGAAGACGGACGGGTTCACGGTAAGGTCATCACCAACGGAGCAGTCACGGGACGAATGACACACCACAGTCCTAACATGGCACAGGTCCCATCTAGTAGTAGTCCTTATGGTCACGAGTGTAGGGATTGCTGGACAGTACCAGATGGGTACAGCTTGGTAGGTATAGACGCTAGTGGTTTGGAACTCAGGATGTTGGCTCATTACATGAAGGATCAAGACTATGTCAACACAGTTATTAATGGCAGGCAAGAAGACGGTACTGACATTCACACCACGAATCAGAAAGCTGCTGGGCTCCAGACAAGGGCACAAGCTAAAACATTTATCTACGCTTTCTTATACGGGGCAGGACCAGCGAAGATCGGTCTCATCTCTGGTGGTGATAAAAGAAAGGGGCAGGATCTTATCGACAGGTTTCTTGATAACACACCCTCGCTCAAACAGTTGCGTAAAAAGGTTGAGCGTTTATCTGAGAAGGGTTGGTTGCCTGGACTTGATGGTAGGAAACTGTACATTCGTTCCGCACACGCAGCACTTAACACGTTACTGCAGGGCGCAGGTGCGATAGTCATGAAGCAGGCTCTAGTTATTTTAGATAGTTATCTAAAGAAAGAAAAGATAGATGCCAAGTTTGTAGCTAACGTCCACGATGAGTGGCAGATAGAAGTCAGGCAGGATCAGGCAGAACAGGTAGGCAAGCTAGGTGTCAAGGCTATCGAAGAAGCAGGCAAGCACTTTGATCTGCGCTGCCCACTGACTGGTGAGTATAATGTTGGCAAGACTTGGGGAGACACGCATTGAGTGAGCAAAAGAGTTGGTTTGAGAAACAGGATGAAGTAATTGTCATTGGCATTAGCGATGGAGTTGTAGATATCAAGACACCCTTGACTATCGATGACACCATTGGCATTGTTGCTATAGCTTATGACATGTTGGTGGCTGCGATTCATGAAGAATCTTCTGGTCAAAGCTTGCAGTAGTTGTACAAGTGTGGTATAATATTACTATAGAGTTGAATAAAGCTTAGCACATATCTGAAGGTGGTGTGTGACACGAAGCACCTATACAGTGGGTGTAGCTGAATAGATTGTACTAGACTCTTTCCTTTAAACTTGTTCAGGAGAACATATGCTAAATGTAAAACCTCTTAAGATTGAAGCTGACTTGATGTGGGCTTTCCTTGATAAACCAAACGATCAGTCTGGTAAGTATCAAGTAGATCTCTGTAACCTGTCTGAGAAAGCTATCAAAGCTCTCGAAGCTGTGGGTGCTCAAGTCCGTAACAAGGAAGGCAAAGGTTTCTTTGTAACTGGTAAGTCTATTCGTCCTATCATTGCTAAAGATCCTGAAGGTAACACGATCACTGGCAAGGTTGGTAATGGCTCACGTGGTGTGGCACTGCTTACCTTCTATGACCACCAGAACTCTAAGAAGTATGGTCTTGGTGTAGGCATTAACCAGCTTGTCGTAACAGACATGATCGAGTACAACCCTGGTGCTGTTATCAGTGCCGATGATGACGATGTCCTTTAAGGAGAAAGCAATGACAACTAAGAAGCCTGTAGTATCTGCTACTGTTAAACCTAGTCGTGCTGTATACGAGGTGGAGATTCCTGAAGCTGTGAATAACCTCTGGCCTGATACGTTCCAGTTCTCTGTCTATCCTGATGGTGAGGTAGTCATCAACGATGATCGCTTTGCTACCACGAAGGTTGCAGCTACTGCTCTGCGTCAGATGGCAGACTTCTTGGATAAGTTCAAAGCCAAGTGAAAGCCCTGATTGATGGTGATATCTTGGTGTACCGAATCGGATTCGCTTCCGAGGATGAGAACCAAAGTATTGCTATCTCTCGAATGGCTGAGTTTGTAGAAGAGTTAGTGATGATGCCTGGTATAGGAGACTACACTGGGTATCTCACTGGCTCTAACAACTACCGTAAAGAGATAGCTAAGGAAGCACCCTACAAGGGCAACAGAACAGCACCCAAGCCTCAGCACTATGACCTGCTACGTGAGTACCTTGTCAAGTCTTGGGCGTTTGAGATGATCGATGGTCAAGAAGCAGACGATGCTATTGGTATTGCTGCCTACTCTATGGACGAAGAAGACTACATGATCTTCACTGTCGATAAAGACCTTGACATGATTCGTGGATGGCACTACAACTTTATTAAGAATGATAAGTACTTTGTTGATGAAGAGGACACACTAAGAACCTTTTATAAACAAGTACTTACAGGTGACAGAGTAGATAACATCCCAGGTCTGAAGGGCATAGGACCCAAGAAAGCTGACAAGATTCTTGGTACTGCTGTGTCTGAAGAGGAGTTGTTCAGCGCAGTTCTTGCTGCCTACAACGATGACATTCAACGCATGACGGAGATGGCACAATTGCTATGGATAAGACGAAAGGAAAACGAGATGTGGCAACCCCCAAGCTTGTCTACCTAGAGTGGGTTGACGCAGTAGCTGATCTAGGCTGGGAAGCAAACTGTAAGGCTGAGCTACATCATTGTCATACAGTAGGTTACATTATAGACGAGACCAAGGATGCTATCTGTGTAGCTGCTACGTGGTCCCTGACTATGAGTAATGCTAGGATGCACATACCCAAAGCCTGGATCACTAAACGAAAGGTACTTAAACTTGAAGACAAGCAGCGCAAAGCAAAAGGGAAGGCTGCTCCAGCAGTGGACGAGGGATCTAATACTCAAGGAGTTCAACCTCAGTGAAGAAGATGTCAGGTCAACAAGCATGGGAGCGCAAGGCGAAGACATCCAGTTCTCGAAAGCTGCAGCCGAGCGACTACGTATTTCTATCGAATGCAAGAGCAGGGATCGAGTTGCCGTTTACGGCTTCTATGACCAAGCGAGAGAGAACACGCCAGCAGCGCGAGAGCCTGTCGTTGTTATTAAACAGAATCGAAGATGCCCCTTGGTAGTAATTGATGCCGAGTACTTCTTCAAACTTTTAAAAGGAGTGGTGACATGCGAGTCAGTGGAGTCCCCTACGAAGTAGACGAACCAAGTGAATACACTATGGAGTTCGAGTTTATTTACAAAGCTCAGAACTATAACGATAGTGAACTTAAGTCTAACGTAACCCACAAGAAGCTTGTCTTTAGTGATGCAGCTAGTTGGGATGAGGTGCTAGAACAGTTCATTAGTTTTCTTGGCAACTGCTATGGCTACGATATCAAAGAAGAGATTGAGTATACCACTGCAGAGGATCGTGTTCAACGTGCGATTGACAAACTAAGGGAACCTAAGGATGAGTAAGACCCACCTAATTCTACCAGACATGCAGGTCAAAGATGGCGTTGATCTGTCCTACTTAGACTGGGTTGGTCAATACATTGCAGACAAGCAGCCTGATGTGATCGTTAACATTGGTGACTTTGCTGACATGCCTAGTCTGTCTTCTTACGATATCGGTAAGAAAAG